GAGGCAACTTAATCCAGTTAGCGCGTTCCATCAAGGCTTCGTAAGTCTGGCTACTACCTACAACACCAGCAGGTGTATACTTGCCTTTATTGTAAGCTGTCCAAAATGCCTGATAGAGTTCATCCTCTAGGCCTGCCTTAACGTAGTCACAAGGGTCGTTTAGACGAAGCTCTGCAATGTGTGCTTGTCCCGGCTTAAGCACCTTAGCGGCCTTGTCAGCAGCCTTCTTGCCCGGTTCATCGTTATCCATCATAATAATTACGCAGTCGAACGAGGTAACCCAATCGTAGTTCTCTTTGATCTGCTTATCTAGTGAAGGTTCGCCGGTAAGTGGTGACACAACAGCGGTGTCGTACTTTGGGTTTTTCTCCATCATCGTCTGCTTCATAGCCAGCGCATCTTCCTCACCACCTACGATGATAAGAAACTTACCACCCTTTTGATAAAGGTGTTGACCAAACATTTCATTCTTATTCTTTATGCTGCCGATAACAGAGAAGTGATGCTTATCGCTTTTAGGTACAGTGAGGTTACGTGTCTTGTAGCCTGTGATAACACCTTCCTCAGTCCCCGGATAGTATCGCTTAACTGACTTACCGGCTGTATCAAATTCTGTACGAACACCGTATAGCTCATTAACTGGAATCTTAAGCTTACGCTTACGCTCGCCACGGCATTCGAGCTTTAAAATATCTTCTAGTTTTTCTAACACAAGTTCATCAACCTCCGCTGGTTCATTGTTAAATTCTCCACCATCAAAGTCTTCGCCGTAAAACTCAGCAACTACCTTAGGTGAAATGTAACCTTTGCCATCGTCTCCGCAGACAAAGCAATAACCGTCTATGAATTCCTTACCCTTGTCGTCTACTTTCTTGTAGAGAGAGGCACCATCCGAAGAACCACACCCCTCGTGGGGGCATGGCAGATGTGTTTTAAAGGTTTGACCTTCCTGTTTGCTCATACTTCTCCTTTGTTAGGCTCTAGCTAGGTTGCGAATAGTAGCAAGGTTATCAAACTCTGTCAAGCGACCGTTCCGATAAACTACCCGCATTGCGTTGTCTTTACCGTAGACTTGCTCCCAAGTTGCTTGATCTTTAAGCTTAAAACGTGTGTCCTTCGTTTGTTTGAAAGTTGCTACCAACATTCGCATTTTTGTTTCCGTTCATTTTTCAATACCATGAAAAGGACAAGACAAATTGATAACCCTAAGACCAGAGTATACAGGGTCAGAATTGTCGAGAGAACCGCAGAGGCAACCGGCTACTTGATACCAGTATGAGTGCTTCTCGGCTGTCAGTGGAAACTTCCAGAACAGTTGCATAGTATATTCCATAGCCTGAATGACATCAACAACTTCTTTGTGTGTATCAAATTGATGAAACGGTTTTCTAAGTAGACAGAACAAATAGACGTAGATGGCATCCATTGCTAGAAGTTCTGGCTCAGTGATTCCACGAGACCTTGCGTAGTCTATGTTAAAGCTAAAATCTTCATCTTTCATAAGCTATCTCCTTGGTTGGTCTAAGCATAAAGTCTACAGACAAAGGCCGGTTCTGTCAACGTAATTAGCCAACTCTTCTCCATGCCCGACTGAGAAACCATTGGCTGCTCTAAATTTCTTCACTGCCTCAGCTGCTTGCTCTAGGTCTGCGAAGTAACCTAGATTTTTTCGGTTGCCATTAACACTGACTCGTGCCCTCCACCTGCCCGCCCCTTTGTGCCAACAAACACCAGTAACGCCTGACGTGTTGTTATTCATCTTACTTTTATTCTTCGTGTTCTCTTCCTGCGAACTGGAACATAAATTCTTCCAACGATTGTCAAGGGAGTCTCGGTTTCGATGATCTACTTGCTTAGGCAAATCCTCCCCCATCCAGATGAACGCTAGTCTATGTGCGAGCCAAAGCTTCTCGCGCACTTTTATTCTTACACTCGGGTAACCTTTCACGCCTTTCCGCATAACATTACCCGAAACCTCCCCAGCATAGCGATTATTCCACCTATTAAAAGCCTGATTATTAGTAAACCAGCGCCTCCCCCGAGCTTTCCAAGTAAACACACCAGTATCTTGATCGTAGTCCAGCAATTCTCTGACCAATTTAGTTGTTATTTCCTTATTCATTTCTTCGTCCTTTTCATTCTAAGAATAACTCCACTTGGTTGACTAGGTGACTATCTTCAGAGGGGCCATGATAACTGTAACACCAAACCTCGTCAATAGATTCCAGAAGAATTTTTACACCCTTCGTAAACATTCCGTGACTGACGTACAGGGTAACTTTAGCTGCGCCTTTCTCACGAAGCTTCTTAGCAAGACCTATAAAAGTCCCTCCAGCGTCACATAGGTCGTCTAGGATAAGCACGTCCTTGCCTGTGAGATCATCAGCATACACTTCGAAGCCTGACAATGCACCTGTCATTGTGTCACGAATCTTATCTGCACGAATGATAGGCTTTCCGAGCACTTGACCAGCCTTGCTGACTTTCTTGTAAGCACCACCATCTGGTGATACGTAAGCGTCACACTTTGTAAAAGGCCCACCGTCTGCTGCAAAAACAATGTGATCCATCGTAATGATTTCTACGTTATCTAACAGTGCTTCGATAACATCGCTGTGAGGGTCTACAACGTACACTCTGTTAAACCCGCATGAGTTGATCAGGGTAGCGATAACTTTCAAGCTGTGTGGCTCTCCGGTGTTGCATACACGATCTTGTCTACCATAAGGGAAGTAGTTAACAAGCAACACAAGATTCTTGTAAAGTAACCAAGGGCATCGCTTGACTGCATCGACAAGCAATAGCAAATCAATAAGATCATTGTCGGCTTCATAAACTAAAGAAATAGAGACCTGATCGAAGACAATACCTTCTGGCTGCTTTGTGTTTTGCAGACGCAGGTTTCTTTCTCCGCAAGGAAATCGACCAAACTCTACTGGGATTGTTCCATGTTGCCCTTCGACACCTGTAGAAACACTTAATTTAATCATACTTTTCTCCTATGAACATTCGGATGCTGGCTTATCAAATCGAACCCTGATGAACCTAGGATGCCTGAACTTACCATTCTTTGTCAAGCCCATGCAGCCCACTTCTATAACTTCTGGAAGTTCTTTAGTGAAGTCAGCACGTTGCTGATCAGTCATTCCTGACACCTTACCCATGTTTGTTTCCAGTGCTCCGAGTAGGCCTGAGTATTTTCCCTTACCTTCTGTAAAGCCTGTTACTATAACGTCATGATTTTCTCGTGGCTTTACCTTGTAAACTGTCTCGCCCTGATAAATTACCAGACCTTCGTCGCCTCGCTTCAAAGCCTTCTGGAGCTGCTCTTCGACGTACTCTGCTGTTGGATTTTCAACCTCGAACAATACAAGTCGGCTGTCCAGAGGCTCGATGGTAAACGCCTGTGAGTCTTGTATTAACACACCACCAGTTTGTCTGCGAACTGCACCCACGGTTTCTTCCCAGCTACCGAGGAAAATCTCTGCATCAACAATGTGACTTGAGATATTTTCTAGGTTATACAAAGGCTTATCTGCACGAGAGACAGGCTCACCTGACTGGTTACGAAGCACCCTCACGCCATCCAGTTTTCGTGTAAACAACCACGTCCCGGTTAATTTCTGAGACGTATAGAGTTTCGGTTTGATCATTATTTTCTCCCTTGGTCTGGATAGATTTTCATAGTTGGTCTGGACAGTTATTTAGGTCTGAGCAGCGAACTCTACAGTTAAGAGCTGGTGTTGTCAAGGTAAACGGCTAACTCTTTTCCGTGACCATCACTATAGCCATTGGCTAATCTGAATTCCTTCACGACCTGTGCAGCTTCTGATAGGTCTGTGAAGAGGCCTAGATGTTTTTTCTTTCCACAAAGCCAGACTTGTGCCGACCACTTACCCGTTGCCTTATTCCAACTAACACCTGTAACTCCGCTTGTGTTGTTGCTCTGCCTACTCTTATTCTTTGTATTTTCTTTGGCTGAGCTGGCATCTAAATTCTTCCAGCGGTTATCGAGAGATTTCCGATTTAAATGATCGACCTGATCTGGTAAAACCTCGCCCATCCAAATAAAAACTAGTCTGTGGGCCTTGTGAAGCTTTCCAAAAACACTTATTGTTAAACTCACATAGCCTGTCACGCCTTTCTTCAGACCTGCAACCTCCCCAGCGAAGCGAGCGTTCCACCTCTTAAAATCTTGTTCTCGATTAAACCACTTTCTCTCCCGAACCTTCCAGACAAATATACCAGTTTCCTGATCATAGTCAAGTAATTCTCTAACAATTTCTGTAGTCAATTCCATTAATGTTCCTCCTTGAGTTTGTTTGCTGGCTTATACTACCAGCATTTTATTGTGAAAGTCAAGCTAATAATAATTTTCAAATGCTGTTGACTTTTCCTCTCCAGTCGGCTAAACTGAAACACAAACAACCTTATAACAATTCTACAGAATACTTATATACATTAATATATACAATTAAAGACTAAAATAACCTATAGAATTATTATAAGTTATTTAAAGAAATGGCTACAGGACTTCTGTAGGGTATGGTAGCATAGCTTTTCACTTCTGTCAATGGTTGGTTTGTATTAAAATACTACTTGACTTGGTATCGGGTTGTGCCTACAATTGTGCCAAATCTAAGCAATGTGGGGTGAGGAAATTTTATGTATAGAATAAAATACAATCTGTTCGACCTAGAGGATAATGTGCTGGCCTTTGGCGAAGTTGATGCCAGAAAAATTTTGGGGAAAATTGAGCCCTTCGGTGTTAAAGGTGTTGGACTAAACTTTTATTATGAATCAGATGCTAAATCATTTGCAAAACATTTTGAAGCAGTGTACTATAAGGCCAAATCAGTTAAAGTAACTACAGAGGTATACGAGATATGATTGAATTAGTTTACGTTCCTAACGCAAGAACTGAAGGCAACTCCTCTAACCGGCTGTGTGGCACAGCAGAGGATTACCCAAAGATAACTATGTCAGACTTTCAAGACTTCTACCAGTTTGCCTCCCTAGAGGCGCTGGAGGTTGGGTTAAGAAAGCTCGACAGGCATGGATTTCACCTTGTAGGTAGCCGAGGTTTCTGTTATCATTCAGGTAACATGGCAGACTTGGTAGCTGTTGTCAGAAAAAGAGGTATTATTTTTCCTATAAATTTCTTCACACGATCTGGTGGTCTCCGTCAACGTGTTATTGAACTATTGGAGGAAAGTTAATGTATTACTACGACCAAAGAGTTAAGCTGCTCTGTGATGTTGGTGATGGAATTGATAAAATTCGTGCAGGTATGTGGGGAACTGTTCGCAGACTCTGCATTGATCAGCTCGCTGTCGATGTCCGCTTCGACAATCGTAGAGGTGTCCATAAAATCCTACGAAAACATCTTACAACTCGTGAAGAAGAGGCTGCGTACATGAATATCGGACAAACCTTAGAGTTTTCAATGGAGGAAACGTCTAAGAGTTTTACGCTTTTTAAAGACAGGCGGGTTAAATCACCTGAACTTCATCGTGCAGAAATGCTTGACAGCTACATGCTTGCTATTGCAGAATGTGGTGGGTCTGCTGCAAGCTTTGTTTCTAAAATTGAAACAATGACAGTGAAAGAAATGATTGACGGACTGGCGCAGAATGGTGTAAGATTCACAACAGATCGCAAAGGCGTTCCAAAAACTTAAATCTCGGGAGAAACAAACTATGTTTTCAAGTAAGCCTAAGCAACCTCGTACAGTAGATCAGATAATCCAAAACCTTCAGACAATGGTTGACGAGCTTAGCGTTAGTGAGTCACAATACGTAGAACTGAAACGCAGTAACCAGACAGAGATTGCAAAACGTCAGCTACAGAACGACGATATCTCATTCGAAGTTGAACGCAACCGCAAGGTATCTGCAAAACTTACCGCACTATTTGGAGGTGAATAATCATGAGCAATAACCCCGACATCGAAGAAATGCTTAAGCTTCTTTCCGCTACGTTGGATGGTGTAAACGCAGGCGAACCTGCTGGTGTATTTGACAAAGAGTTCAAACAAATTGACTCTTACCTTACACTTTTTGATCTTGTTCTTGCAAAGTATGCGCCCGTTCTGGTAAGCTACTTTGAGAAAGTATCTGACTATAGCTTGGATCGTGATATAGAAGCGATGAATAAGCTTCAAAATGAAACAGGGTTGTCAGCAAGCGAAGCAATGAATTACGTGCTGCAGCTAAAGACAATTCGTGTGGATGCTATGAAGAGCACCATTCAAATTAACTCGACTAAGTGATGAGTGACTTCCGTTCCATATACAAGGTGGGTGACAAGGTTCAGTTTGTAAAAAAAGTAACAACAGTTGGTGGTTGTGTTTTTGAGGTTGGAGAGATAGCTACTGTTGTTTCGGTTTACCTACAGTATATCGAGATCAGAAGCAACAACAGACTACTGACAACTACCCTCCCACAGGAAAAAGTAGTTAAAATTCAACCAGTTAAAAACTTAGAGGAAAAAGCCATGAAAAAACTAGCCACAGGTGACCTTATTGTAGGCTCACAACTTGGAGATAATGGAGCTATCTCTATCTCAAATAGCCCATCAGTACACGACTCACGAGCGTCTGCCGAGAAAGAAGCCAAGCGATTGGCTGGTGTATTCCCAGAGAAAAGTTTCCTAGTTCTTCAAGTACAAGGACGGGCGACCACTCAGAAGGTTATCTTCGAATAAGGTTGACACAATAACTTAGAAAGAGGTAAGATAAGTTCTCAGGTGATCGAGAGCTTATCTGAGAGGTCTTACGAGGCTACGTGGGTTTAGCAGCTATCGAAGCGTAGTGTGTGAGTCTAGAAGCTAACTAGGCTTAGGTTGGGGCAATTCCCGCCCTTGTGAGACTTCCCAGATAAGCAAGTAAGTTTGTTTCACAACCAGTCTTTGCAAGTATACTGGGTATTCCAAGTCAGGAGAGCACAAATAATGTCTAATCCAATCCGTCTTAACAAAGTCAACTGGCAAGACGACAAAATTAAGCGTGACGAGCGCAAAAACGACAGGAAATTCCGCGATGATCGAAAAAAACGTAGAAATAAGTGGCGAGAACACAGAGAGTCTGTATGAATTTATCTGTATGCACAACATTGCATTTGATGGTTTGCGTTTAGGTCAAAGGTTTGTAAATATATACATTCTGTCGCCTTGGCCGGATTTGTTCTATGAAAAGTGTGACGACAAGGCGGCTTGTATTATAGAAGATTACTTGCTAGACAATCAGTACAGTGACACTATGCCCGAACCCCTTAAAATTATGATTGTAAAATA